ATGACGTTTTCCAAACGGACAATAGGTAAACACGCACAGAAAAGTCGAGACGAAAAAAAGCCACCTTGCGGTGGCTTAGTGGAAACCCTAGGGTTTATAAACTGTGGGGAAAACGCAAGCCCGTATTGGGGCAAAGCAAACCAGTCATTGTGCCGATCCTTTGAGAGAAAACATTTTCCAGTTCTTTTATTGCGTTTGCAAATTCCGTCAAAGTGATTAAGCCCGAAGCATACATTTGCATGTGTTCTATTGACCTATTATGTAATGCTTCCAAAAGGTTTTGCTTTTGTTCCAAATTTAATTCCATGATATATCCTTTGAGTTAAACCCTAGGGTTTCCCCTAGGGTTTTTGGTTTACTTGGCTGACTCTTTAAAGTCGGGGATAAACTCAAGGATTGAGTCAATCAGCGAAGCCTTCAACATGGTTTGGTTCAACAAAACACATTGATGCAAAGCCTTTTGTAATGTCAGCACTAAGGCTGGCATGTCGGTTTTTTCTACTGGGCCTGACTTGGGGGCATCAGCCTTAGCAGTAGCATCAGCCTTAGCCTTAGCCTTTACGTTAACCAAATCACGGGTAAAGGGAATACCCTTTTCGAACGCAATCCAAAAGCATGTTTGGTATTGAGTCGCTGACTTTTGGCTGATGTATTCAGCCTTTGCCAATGATTCGAAAAGTTCTTTCACTTCGCGTCGTGCGTCGTTTTTAACTGAATTACCCTTGAGATATTCAGCCTTTGTTGTTGTGCAAGCCAAAATGTGGGCATCAACTAAAGCGCTGATTGCTTTGTTTTGGTTTGTGACAGTAGTCACTTCTAGTTTTTGGAACTGCTCAGAAGCAGATTTGAAAGCACCGACAATAGCGGTGTGAAGTTTTGTAAACTTAGCCATTTGGAATGTCCTTTGAATAGCGTTGATTTAAATATCGACTAAACCGAATTGCTTAATCGATGACTGAATTGTATATAGGTTTGTATAGCTTGTCAATACTTATCTTTAGTTCTAACCTTAGATATTTGGGCTTGACTTGACCCACTACCCCCCGACCCCCACTTGTGGGGAGACGGAGTCCCGCCCCGCTTTACGCTGAGCGCTCGATCCTCCAGCACCTCAAAAAAACCAAAGTTATATCTAACTATACCCACCCCCCTTCGGTACCCGGGGGTACCCCGTCTTACAGGAAAGGCCCCCCGTCAAAAATAAAACACACAAGAAAAAAATTACATATATAATCCGCAAAACTAACGGCTGCTATTCCGCCTATGTACACACCTGTAATTGACTTTGATGTTCCGCTTGCGGACTACTCCCCGACGTTCGAGTCGCTGGAGACCCGCGTGGCCGCAGCCATGGCTGCGTTAGTAGACACTAACAATCTGCCACCGCCAAACGAAATATCCGAAACGGATAAGCACAAAGCCCGCGAGGTGTTCATTGGTAACGAGTTGGCATCTGACGAGGACTTGTCTTCCCCCGGCATGGTGGTGTATCTGCAGTCCCTGCTATCTGAATACGATCAGGTGGTCATTAAGTCAGCCCAACAACTGCGGACCTACGTAACTAATAAGTTGCTATCTGAAACGGCAAACCCTGATCCACGCATCAGGATGAAGTCACTGGAACTGCTTGGCAAGATCAGCGACGTTGGCTTGTTCACGGACAAGACAGAAATCACGATGCGCCACCGGCCTACGGAAGAGCTAGAACAACTACTGCGGGAACGCTTGACCAAGGTGCTGGAAGCCGAGGTAGTGGACAACACTAAGCCAACCATGTCCCAAGTAAAAATAGATGTGTCTGATATAGAAGCGATCTGATGCACCAAACCCTGACTCCAGAAATCATTGACCGGATTTCCAAGAAGCTGCCTGCAGATGAGGCGGTGGAGTTACTTGCCATGTTTGCCGAGTTGGATAGCCGAAAGCGCCAGCAGTTGGCCCAAGACGACTTTTTGTCGTTTATTGCTGCTATTGATACTAACTATAAGTTTGGTACGCACTTAAAACGGCTGGGTAGCCTGCTGATGGAGGTCGAGCAGAACGTCAAGAACAGGATTGCGGTGTCTATGGCACCTCGTATGGGTAAATCCCAGATGATTTCTATCTATTATCCGGCTTGGTACTTGGGAAAACACCCCGATCACAAGGTAATTGTGGCCTCACACACTGCAGATTTGGCGGTTGTCATGGCTCGGAAGGTGCGAAATCTGATTAATACGCCCGAATACAAGGCAATTTTCCCAAACACCTCGATAGCTAGCGACGCAAAAGCGGCTGCGCAGTGGAATACAACCAAGGGTGGCGAGTATTTTGCAATTGGTGTGGGTGGTGCGCTGGCCGGACGGGGCGCTCACTTGATTATTGCCGACGATCCGCTGTCTGAGCAGGACATTAAGGCTGGAAACACCACATCTTTGGACAACGCATACGAATGGTTCAGTGCTGGTCTGCGTACTCGACTCATGCCAGACGGGAAAATCTGTGTTTTACACACAAGGTGGCACCAAAGGGACTTGATTGGTCGCCTAATTAAGGATTCCGCCATGAATGAGGGCGGGGACACGTACGAAACCTTTGAATTCCCTGCAATTTTGAACGAAGGCACGGAAAACGAGAAGTCAATCTGGCCAGAACAGTGGTCAATCGAAAGCCTCCAACAGACCCGGGCGTCAATGCACCACATCATGTGGCAGTGGTACGCTCAATACCAGCAAAATCCGACCGCAGCCGAGGCTGCCATCATAAAACGGGACTGGATACGCTGGTGGGAGAAGGATGACCCGCCAAGAATTGACTTTATCGTGCAAGCGTTTGATACGGCGCTCACTACCAAGGAACGGTCTGACTTCTCCGTGTGCCATACGTGGGGTGTGTGGGAGAACGAGGACGATGGGACCCAGAATGTCATCCTCTTAAACAAAGTCAAGGGGAAATACGAGTTTCCTGAGCTAAAAGCCATGGCGCACGAGCAGTACAAGCTGTGGGAGCCGGACAGTGTGATTGTTGAGGCTAAAGCCAGTGGTCAGCCGCTGATTGACGAGATGCGCAGGTCAGGTATATTTGTGCAGGACTTCAGTCCCGGCAAGGGTCAGGACAAGATTGCTAGGCTTAACGCCGTGGCAGATATGTTTGCGTCAGGGCACGTTTGGTTCCCCGAGAATGCGTGGGCTGCGGCCACTGTGGAGGAGATTTTGGCGTTTCCCGCAGGCGAGCATGACGACGAGGTTGACACGATGACGCTTGCCATGATGAGAATTCGCAAGGGTGGGCTATTGCGCTTGAGCAGTGACCACGAGGATAATGAACCCCGTTACGCGGCCCGTCGGCAGGCGTATTACTAAGGACTTTACATGGCTACTAATATGTTCCCCTCTTTAAACCCAGCACCGCTTGGGTTGGATGCACTGGCTGTCGAAGAAGAAGGCCCCGGCATTGAGATTCAGATTGAGAACCCTGACGGCGTAATTGTCGGCATGGACGGCGTTGAGATTGACTTGACTGACATTATCAAGGGTGATGCGGGCGATGACTTCGATGCCAACCTTGCAGAAGACATGGACTCGGGCGAGTTGCAGAAAGTTGCAAGCGACATCATTGAGATGGTGGATGCGGACATTGCCAGTCGCAAGGACTGGGTTGAGATGTATGTCAAAGGTCTAGACGTTTTGGGGATGAAGTATGAGGAGCGTACTGAGCCTTGGTTGGGGGCGTGTGGTGTATTTTCAACTGTTCTTACCGAAGCCGCAGTGCGTTTCCAAAGCGAAACAATTATTGAAACCTTTCCGGCTCAAGGCCCAGTCAAGACGGAAATCATTGGTGCAATTGACAAACTTAAGGAAGAAGCCGCGGAGCGTGTCAGAGATGACATGAATTATCAGTTGACTGAGGTGATGACTGAGTATCGCCCAGAGCATGAGCGCATGTTGTACAACCTTGGATTGGCAGGTGCTGCGTTTAAGAAGGTGTATTTTGATCCGTCGCTTGACCGTCAAGTCGCGATGTTCATACCTGCTGAAGACATCATTATTCCCTATGGCGCGTCCAGTGCGGCCACTGCGGAACGGCTTACACACGTCATGCGTAAGACCAAGAATGAGATTAAGAAACTGCAGGTTGCGGGATTCTATGTTGACGAGGACTTGGGTGAGCCACAGAACATCCACACAGACGTGGAGAAAAAGAAAGCTGACGACCAAGGCTACAGCCTGACGGACGACGACAGATACCAGATTCTTGAAGTCCACATTGACTACGACTTGCCCGGTTACGAAGATGAGGATGAGATTGCTCGGCCCTATATCATCACAATTGATCGCGGCACAAACACCGTGCTGGCTATTCGCCGTAATTGGAACGACGACGACAAGAAGAAATTAAAACGCCAACACTTCGTACAGTACACATACGTGCCGGGGTTTGGTGCTTACGGCCTTGGTTTGATCCACTTGATCGGCGGCTACGCACGCGCAGGGACTTCTATCATCCGTCAGTTGGTTGATGCAGGAACCCTATCTAATCTGCCCGGTGGACTCAAGACACGCGGTCTGCGCATCAAGGACGACGATACGCCAATCAATCCCGGTGAGTTCCGTGACATGGACGTGCCGTCTGGCTCGATCCGCGACAACATCATGCCGTTGCCATACAAAGAACCATCTATGGTGTTGTCTGGCTTGTTAGATAAGATCACGGACGAAGGTCGTCGCCTTGGCTCTATTGCTGACATGAACATCAGCGACATGAGTGCAAACGCTCCGGTAGGTACCACGCTTGCGCTGTTAGAAAGACAGCTAAAGACAATGAGCGCGGTGCAAGCGCGTGTTCACTACTCGATGAAGCAAGAGTTCCAGCTTTTGCGAAACATCATCCGTGACAACACACCGCCCGAGTACAGCTTCGATCCCGCTGAAGGTGATCGTAAAGCCAAACAAGCTGACTACGACACGGTGTCTGTCATACCAGTGTCCGATCCCAACAGTGCAACGATGGCGCAGCGAATCATGCAGTACCAAGCAGTCATTCAGTTGGCTCAAGGCGCTCCGCAGATTTACAACCTCCCAGTTCTGCACCGTCAGATGATTGAGGTGTTGGGTATCAAGAACGCTGAGAAGCTTGTGCCAACAGATGACGACCAGACACCACGCGATCCTGTGTCTGAGAATATGTCCTTCTTGACTGGCAAACCCACAAAGGCGTTTATCTTCCAAGATCATGACGCACACATCGCTGTTCACCAGTCAATGATGCAGGACCCAGTCATCATGGGTCAGTTGGGTCAGAACCCCATGGCGCAGCAGATGCAGGCTGCGATCATGGCTCATACGGCAGAACACTTAGCGTTCCAGTACCGTCAGAAGATTCAGGAACAACTGGGTGCGACGTTGCCACCACCTGATGCACAACTTGACGAGCAGACTGAAGTTCAGGTTTCTAAACTTGTGGCGCAAGCCGCAGCGCAGCTTCTTGCAATGGACAAAGCCAAGGTTGCACAGCAACAAGCGATGGCGCAAGCTCAAGACCCAGTCATGCAGATGCAGCAAGCTGAGTTGGCTATCAAGAAGAAAGAAGCCGAGATTAAAGAACTCAAGGTCAAGGGTGACCTGCAGCTTAAGGCCGAGGAGTTGTCACTCAAGGCCCAAGAAAGCGCGTCTAGAAATGGTGAAGACCCAGCTATGGCAGCAATGCGCTTACAGCAAGAGATTGCACAAGCTCAGGAGTTGCACGGTCTAGAGATGGCTGCCAAACAGATGGAGTTGCAACAAGCTCAGGCTCAACAGCAGCAAGCGATGCAGCAACAGCAGCAAGCGCAAGCTCAGAAGATGGCTCACGGCGGTCAAGTACACGCTCAAAAGCTAGCTCATGGCGGTCAAATTCACATGACAAAGATGCGCCAAGCTGCGATGGCGGCTGAGAACGCCAACAACAAACCAATCAAAAAGGATGAATGATGGCCACCCTGCTTGAAGTACTAAACAAGAAACTTGACGAACACATCAAGCAGTCGGTCGATAGTGTCAGTGGTGGTAGCGCGAAATCCTACGATCACTACAAAGAACTGTGCGGAGTAATCCGAGGTCTGCAGACCGCACAGGTGGAAATTGCTGACCTCGTGCGAAAAACTAAGGAATATGAAGATGACTGATTTCGACGTTAGTGCGGTTAATCTAAGTGGGTTGCTAAACACATCCGCTGAAGAAAAAGCCAAACAAGTGCCGGACCCCGCGACGTATCACATACTGTGTATGTTGCCCAAAGCTGAAGAAGAATTCAGCGAGACAGGGATTTTAAAATCTACCACAGCCATGTACCACGAGGAGCTTTTATCCCCCGTGTTATTTGTTGCCAAGATTGGTCCCGATGCGTTCAAAGACGCTGCCAGATTCCCATCTGGTCCATCATGCAAAGTTGGTGACTTTATTTTGGTTCGCCCAAACACCGGCACGCGCATGAAAATTCACGGTACCGAATGGCGTTTAATCAATGACGATTCTATTCAGGCTGTTGTGCAAGACCCTCGTGGTATCCAACGCCCTAACTAAGGAGTAATCATGGCTGAAATTGAAAAAACAGAATTTGAGTTTCCTGATGAAAAGGAAGAAAACCCCCGCAAGGGCGGAAACGTAGTGGAGCCTGAGTCCAACGAACCTGAAATTGAGGTTGTAGACGATACGCCCCCAGAAGACCGTGGCCGAAAGCCCATGGATGAGCCGCCCAAAGACGTAACTGACGAAGAACTGTCAAAGTACGACGAAAGTGTTCAAAAACGTATAAAACACTTTACTAAGGGTTATCACGAGGAGCGCCGCGCCAAAGAGTCGGCTGAACGTGAGAAAGACGAGGCACTTCGCCTAGCACAAGCCGTACTTGCAGAGAACAAAAAGCTCAAGGGTTCGGTCAATCAAAACCAAACTGCCCTCTTGGAACAAGCCAAGAAAGTGGTGTCTGGAGAGGTTGAAGCTGCTAAGCGCATGTACCGCGAAGCCTACGAAGCTGGGGACACAGATAAGCTGGTTGAGGCTCAAGAAGCACTTACCCACGCTAAAATTCGTGCCGACAAGGTAAATAATTTTAGGCCAGCCCCTTTACAGGTAGATGAAACTCCTGTACAAATCGAACAACAGCCTACTAGGGCTGCCCCTGTTGACGACAAACTGCTTGCATGGCAAGACAAAAATCAGTGGTTTGGCAGCAACAAACGTATGACGGCCTATGCTTTGGGCCTTCATGAAGAACTAGTAAGTGAAGGAATACCAAGTGGCAGTGATGAGTACTATCGACGTATCAACACTGACATTAGGGAAAGATTCTCGGATCAGTTTGGAGCCGATGAGTCCGTTGATGCGAAACCTCAACGTACCAAATCCAACAATGTTGCACCTGCAACGCGTAGTACAGCACCGCGCAAAATCGTGCTGACGCAGACACAGGTAAATCTCGCCAAGCGGTTGGGAGTTCCATTGGAACTGTACGCCCGTAAGGTTGCTGAAGAAATGAGGAAATGAAAATGGAAAAAACTAAACCCTTATCACGGGAACTTGATACACGCGAAAAGGCGGAGCGTCCTAAACAATGGATGCCCCCCAAACTTCTACCCGATCCGAATCCGGAAGCGGGTTATGCGTTTCGCTGGATCAGGATTGCCTCGCAAGGTAAAGATGACGCCACGAACTATTCCTCCAAGCTTGCCGAGGGTTGGGAACCCGTTAAAGCTTCAGATCATCCCGAAATTCGTTTGTTTAACTCTGCTGCGGCTAAGTTTCCAGACAGTATCGAGATAGGTGGTCTCCTGCTTTGCAAAACACCTGTGGAGTTTACTGAGCAGCGTAATGCGTACTATCGCCAACAAGCGGACGCGCAGATGCAATCAGTTGACAACACATACATGCGCGAGAATGATCCGAGGATGCCTATGTTCAAAGAACGTAAGTCCACGGTCACTTTCGGAAAAGGTATTTAAATTTTTTTGGAGACTTAAATGTCAATGACCAATACCCCCTATGGCCTACGAGCCATAAATCGTAACGACGGCATGCCCTATGCTGGCGCTACGAGTCAGTTCCTGATTAACCCAACTAGCGGCGCTGGTACTAACTTGTTTTTTGGACAAGTTGTTATCATTGACGCAGACGGTTATATCGCTTTGTCTACCGCTACCGGCGCAGACTTGACTACCAATAACCTTGGTGGTTCTAGTTTGGGTGCTTGGGGCGTTTTTGTTGGTGCATCCTACATCAACGCACAAGGTCAGCAGATTTACGGTCAGTACTACCCTTCCGGCACAACCGGCGTGGTAACTGCATACGTTATCACTGACCCTAACGTGACATTCCAAGCTCAATTGGATGGTCAAGTTACTCAAGCCGCTCTTGGCGCAAACACTTTCTTCGCTGCTGCACAGTCTACTTCTACAGGTAACACCCGTACAGGTAACTCTACCAGCGCCTTGGAAAGCACAGTTGTAACGACTGCCGCTGCGTTTAAGATCATTGGTTTCGCTTCTCCATTGACCGACACATACACAGAAGTGTTTGTGAAGTTCAATCCCGGCGCTTCCGCTTTCACTAACGCCGTTGGCATCTAAGGAGCTAAATCATGGCTATTTCACGCGCACAACTGCTCAAAGAATTACTCCCCGGCTTGAACGCTTTGTTCGGTCTTGAGTACGCTAAATACGGCGAAGAGCATAAAGAAATCTACGAAACAGAGACATCTGAGCGTAGCTTTGAAGAAGAGACAAAGCTGTCTGGCTTCGGTCAAGCACCAGTCAAAAACGAGGGTTCTGCCATCGCTTATGACAATGCACAGGAAGCATGGACTGCACGTTACACCCACGAAACCATTGCGATGGGCTTCTCCATCACAGAGGAAGCTGTGGAAGATAACTTGTATGACAGCCTGTCTTCACGCTACACCAAGGCTTTGGCCCGTGGTATGGCTTACACCAAGCAGGTCAAAGCTGCTGCAATCTTGAACAACGGCTTTGCCGGTGGCCCCACTTATGGTGACGGTCAAGTTTTGTTCTCGACAGCACACCCCTTGGTCTCTGGTGGTGTTAACAGCAACACGCCCGCTACTCCTGCCGACTTGAACGAAACATCGTTGGAAAACGCTGTTATTCAGATCGCTGCTTGGACAGACGAGCGTAGCTTGCTGATCGCCGCTAAGCCTAAGAAGTTGATTGTTCCCCCTGCTTTGATGTTCGTTGCTACACGTTTGCTGGAAACCGAACTCCGCGTTTCTACTGCTGATAACGACATCAACGCGTTGAAGAACAATGGTTCAATCCCTGAAGGCTACACCGTTAACCACTATCTGACAGACACCAATGCTTGGTTCTTGATGACTGACGTACCTAACGGTTTGAAGCACTTTATCCGTAGCCCCTTGTCTACCGGAATGGATGGAGACTTCGACACTGGGAACGTTCGTTACAAGTCCCGTGAGCGTTACAGCTTCGGTGTGTCAGACCCACTGGGTATCTTCGGTTCACCCGGAGCTTAATATTTCTTTGGAAATATTTGAAAAGGGGCCTTGTGCCCCTTTTTCTTTTGTTGTATATTGTTATTAATCCGGGCTTATCCGGTGTTCTGACAGTCCCGGCTGACGACATGCAGACAGAACACCCCAACTTGCATGTAAGGAATTATCATGGCACGCACTACGTTTCAAGGCCCAGTTCGTTCATTGGGCGGTTTTTATCAACAAGGCCCAGCCACTACTGTTGAAATCACATCTAGCACCACACTAAACCCCACAGATCACGCTGGTCGTTTTCTTTCCATTGGTGGTAGTTTAGCCTCGGCATTGACATTGACATTGCCTACAATCAATACATCGGCCAACCCTGTTACATCTGGCCCCGGTCAAGACCCAAGCACAGCCAACAACGAAGGCGTGACTTACACAATCTGGGTTCCTACCACTATCTCTACTAGCTCTTTGAAGATCACTGTGACTTCTGGCACTAGCAACGTGTTTGTTGGTTCTTTGTTATCTGTTGACACCGACACTTCCGGCGCAATGGTTGGCTTTACATCCTCGTCTAACACCTTCATTAACTTGAATGGTACGACTACAGGTGGCGTGGCTGGCACATGGATTCAAATTACCGCAATGGCAGCTAACAAATACATGGTCACAGGCGTGATCTTGGGTTCTAGCACTGTTGCAACACCATTTGCAAACTCCTAATTGACCCAAGGGGCTTCGGCCCCTTTTTTAAAGGAGATTGATTATGATGCAAACGGACGTAAAGTCGCTTCTTGTAGCGGCTTCGGCAACGGATACTATTGTTGGTGGAACAAATCGTAATAGGTTAAAAGCTCTTACGATTTCATACGCAGCCACTGGTGGAACTGTCGTTGTGAAAGACGGAGCCGCAAGCTCTGTTACGCTATTTTCGTTCCCGGCTCCTACAGCAATTGGAACAATACATATCCTAATACCCGGAGAAGGTATTTTGGCTAGAACTAGCTTGGCAGTCACCACAGGTGCTGGCGCTTCTGTGATTGTTTATTATGGCTAAGAGTCCAGCATGGCAACGCAAGGAAGGCAAATCGGACAAGGGCGGTTTGAACGCCAAGGGCCGTGCTTCCTACAACAAAGCCAATCCGGGCAAGCCGGGGTTGAAAGCACCCCAGCCCGAGGGCGGCTCACGGCGCGACTCTTTCTGCGCTCGGATGAGTGGCATGAAAAAGAAGTTGACCAGTGCAAAGACGGCCAACGATCCAAACTCACGTATCAACAAGAGCCTGCGGGCGTGGAACTGCTGACATGAGCGATTCACACGAAACCACAAAGCATGTTGTTGATGCGCTGTCGATAATGACTGTTGTAGGAACACTAGTGGAAATGTTACCGTCTATTGCCGCAATCTTTACAATTGTGTGGACGGTGATCCGCATTTGGGAAACTGCAACAGTTCAAACTTTGTTGGGGCGCAAAGGTACTAAAGATGCCGAGCAGCAGTAAAAAACAACATAATTTCATGGCGGCGGTGGCTAACAATCCATCATTTGCTAAGAAAGTAGGCGTCCCACAGTCCGTGGGCAAGGACTTTAATCAAGCGGACAAGGGCCGCAAATTTTTTAAAGGTGGCGATATGGCTGAATCTAAAGCAATGGCAAAGAAAGAAATTTCTTTCATGAAGAAAAAGGGTGCGCCTGCATCTATGGTCAAGCATGAAAAAGCTGAGTACGGCATGAAAAAGGGTGGCATTGCTACTTCTTTGAAAGCCCACGCTGCGGCCCCTGCGTCTAAAGCGCATGGTATGAAGAGTGGCGGCATGGCTGCATCCAAAATGGGTTCGGTTAAGACGTCTTCTAGTCGAGATGGTGTTGCGTCCAAGGGTAAAACCAAAGGCAAAATGATCACCATGAACAAGGGCGGCTACGCTTGCTAAAAGGAACTAACATGAGAAAACGTTACGATGAAGGCGGCGAAATCGACGCCATGGAAGAAGCCAACAACCGGTCAGCATTTACTCCCCGTAAGGTAAGTATTGGCTCTGGCGATGCCCCACGCAAAAGACCAGTTCCATCCGCTAATGATGAAAGCGGCACACTGCAAAACCTAATTTCGTCAGGGTCCGATATTGTTGGTAGACCTCAAGATGAAGGGTACAGACCAAATGCAGGTACTGCAAGGGAACGTGCTATGGCTGAAGGCGCGTATGACTCAGGTAAAATTACTGAGTCTGGCGATCAAGGTTTTGGTGGCCCCGGCTCTAGTAGAACCGTAAAAGCTACCCCCAAGGCTATGCCTAAATCTACCGCTGACAGTGAAATAACTCGCATGAAAAATCGTGCTAAATCCGCTGAGATGCCTTCAGGTAGCCCCGGACGTGGTAAATCCGCTGAAATGCCTGCTGATGTGAGCAAAATGTCTTTGGCAGATCGCGCCAAGCGAAGCCGTGAAATGGCTAGAAGCGGTAGCGGTTCAACCGATACACGATCTGTTGGTGAGCGCCTGCGCTCTGCTTTTGCGGGTAAAAACCGTGGTGGTAACAGCGTTGACTTCGGTGGTACTGGCTTAGGCATGAAAAGCGGTGGGTCTGTAGGCTCTGCATCACGTCGCGCTGATGGTATTGCTACCAAAGGTAAGACACGCGGAAAGATGTGCTAAACCATGATTGCAAGTCGCGGTATGGGAGCCATACTCCCAAGTAAAATGCCCAAAGGTAGCCGTAAGGCTCGCCGTGACGACACCGACTTTACGCAGTACAAAGAAGGCGGTGAAGTAAAATCCAAGGTAAACGAAGCTGGCAACTACACCAAGCCCGGTTTACGTAAACGGATTTTTAACAGTGTTAAAGCTGCTGCGGTGCAGGGCACAGGCGCGGGTCAGTGGTCAGCCCGTAAAGCTCAGTTAATGGCTAAACGATATAAAGAAGCTGGTGGGAGTTACAAAGATTGAAAGCTCCTCAGAAATCGCTTAAGGACTGGGGCGACCAGAAATGGCGCACTAAGTCTGGTAAACCGTCAAGTAAGACGGGGGAGCGGTATTTGCCTGAGAAAGCCATTAAATCTCTAACTCCAGCAGAATACGCTGCGACTACTAAAGCCAAACGTGCAGGTAAAGCATCTGGTAAGCAGTTCGTAGCGCAACCCAAGACTATTGCAAAGAAAACGGCAGGATTTAGATGACCACTACCGGCAGCACCCTCTTCAATATGGATTTCACGGAGATTGCCGAGGAAGCTTGGGAGAGGGCTGGCCGTGAGATGCGTTCTGGATATGACCTGCGTACAGCACGTCGCTCTATGAACTTGATGACTATCGAGTGGCAAAGCAAGGGCATCAACATGTGGACTATGGAGCAGGGGTTTATTAACCTGACTCCGGGTTTAGCCACATACGCCCTACCAACGGACACGATTGATTTGCTAGAGCAAGTTATTCGTACTGGGTCTAACACGGCGTCTACGCAGGCGGACTTAACCATTACACGCATTAGCGTCTCTACCTATGCAACTATTCCAAACAAGCTTCAACAAGCTCGCCCAATTCAAGTCTGGATTCAAAGACTTTCTGGCGAAGTTAACCCAACGAGCGCGGTCTTGGTGGGCGCGATTACGGCAACGGACACCACAATAACGCTTAGTACGGTGGTTGGTTTAGCTGGATCAGGCTTTATCCGTCTGGATTCAGAAGACATCTACTACACATACATCACAGGCAACGTGATCGGCGGAGTGTTCCGTGGCCAAAACAATACCACCGCAGCTTCCCATACAAACGGCACTGCCGTGTATGTACCCCAGCTTCCCGCCGTGACGGTCTGGCCTACTCCTGACAACTCGGTGCCCTATCAGTTCGTATACTGGAGACTCAGGCGTGTTCAAGACGCTGGTGCTGGTGTTGAGACTGCGGACATGAACTTCCGCTTCTTACCGTGCCTTGTAGCGGGTTTGGCGTATCACATAGCGATTAAAGTGCCTGAGTTAATGCCTCGCGTGGACATGCTCAAGCAGATGTATATGGAAGCGTTTGAGATTGCCGCAGGCGAAGACAGGGAGAAAGCCCCCGTCCGATTTGTACCGCGTCAGATGTTTATTGGTGGTTCCTGATGGGGAATAGGTTTGCATCCGGCAAAAAAGCGATTGCCATGTGCGACCGCTGCGGCCAGCAATACAAACTGAAAGTGCTTAAGACTGAGATCATTAAGCAGCGGAAGTATCAGTTGTTGGTTTGCCCTGAGTGTTGGGACCCCGACCAGCCTCAGTTGATGCTTGGTACATTTCCTGTTGATGATCCGCAGGCTTTGCGTAATCCACGCAAGGACACAACGTATGTTACGGCAGGTGTAAACAGTATTGGTAGTTTGACTGGTGGTTCACGAGACATTCAGTGGGGCTGGGCACCCGTAGGCGGGTCTAGATTAAATGATGATGGTTTGACACCAAACTACTTGGTGGCAACGACATTTGTTGGTACAGTAAGCATATCTTAAGGAGCTTAGAATGGCATACACACGATCAGCCGACGGCATTGCTAAAAAAGGCAAAACTGAAGGTAAAAATTTGGGCAATAGTGGCCCTAGTCAAAAAGAAATTATGGGCGGCAAAGGTAAAGGTAAGGGTAAAACCAACGCCGACATGTTGTCTATGGGTCGTAACTTGGCAAAGATTGCCGCACAGAAGCGAGGTTAATCATGGCTACATTTAGCAAAAAGATGATGGGTAAAGAAGTTGGTGATGCTGCTGTCTATGCTACACCCCATACTATGACGGGTAAAGTAGTTACAGCTTCTACCAACCCCGGTAGTGGCCCAGATCACAGCGATGCCGGAACAGTCAATATGGCTGTAGGTAACGTTTATCGTCGCACGCAGCCAGCGGCTAAAACATCTGGCATCAAAATGCGTGGCGCAGGCGCGGCTACTAAAGGTGTAATGTCCAGAGGCCCAATGGCCTAAAGGTTACTTATGGCAATGACTTACGCCCAACTCGTGGCTGCGGTAGTTGACTACACGCAGAACACGTTTGACACGACTACGATTAATACGTTAATCAAGCAGGCGGAGCAACGCATCTACAACACGGTGCAGATTGCCAACTTGCGTAAGAACGTGACGGGTGTATTGTCTACAGGCAATAAGTACTTAGCTTGCCCAGAAGACTTTTTGTCGGTGTATAGCTTAGCCATATACCCAGCTTCGGGTACGGGAGACTACTTGTATTTGCTAAACAAAGATGTGAACTTCATGCGTGAAGCATATCCAAACCCAGCAACTACGGGCAAACCAAAGCATTACGGAATTTTTGGCCCACAGTCAACTAACGTCAATGAGTTGTCATTCATCCTTGGCCCAACACCAGACGCTAACTACAACGCAGAACTGCACTATTTCTACATACCCGAGTCCATCGTGACGGCCTTGACTACATGGCTGGGGGATAACTTTGATTCTGCATTGCTCTATGGGACGCTGTGTGAGGCTGGTGTTTACATGAAAAGTGCGCCAGAAGACGGGATGTACAAAACGTACCAAGAACGCTATGTGCAAGCCATGGCGCTGCTTAAAAATCTTGGCGACGGAAAACAGCGGGCTGACGAATACCGCGCCGGTCAAATACGAGTGGCGGTGTCTTGATATGAAACAATGCAGCGCCTGCAAACAAGAAAAATCTTTGGTTGATTTTCATAAAGATGCGTCTAAAAAAGACGGATGCACAAGTACGTGTAAGGTATGTGCTATTGCAAGAACTAAAAAGTACTACGACCAGAACAAAGATGCCGTAATTGCACGGGCTAATGCGTGGGTTGCAAATAACAGGGACAAGCATAACGAGAAATGCAATGCTTGGGCTAAACGCAATAAAGCGTCTGTCAATGCAAGGACTGCTAGACGGTACGCATCCAAAACACAGGCTACACCAAGTTTTGTAACGCATAATCCTGATCTGTTGTGGATGATTCAGGAAGCGTATGACCTCGCACAATTACGTACAAAACTGTTTAGCACCCCTTGGGAAGTTGACCACATTATTCCCTTGCGGGGCAAAAAAGCTTCTGGCTTGCATACGCCTTGGAACTTACGGGTAATACCTATGAGTGAAAACAGACGCAAGTCAAACATCATGGCTGGGGAATTTGCATGAGCAACATTCTGCAAACCCAAACGACCAGCTTTAAAAAGGAGTTGTATACAGGCGTTCACAACTTAGCGACTAATACGCTAAAAATTGCTTTGTATACGGCTAATGCTGATTTAAACGAATCCACAACTGTCTACACAACATCCGGTGAAGTAACCGGTACAGGATATGTTGCGGGCGGGGTGGCCTTGACTGGCGTAACCATTAGCTCGTCTGGCTACACAGCTTACGTAAGCTTTGCTAACGTAGTGTTTAACGCATCGGTTACTGCACGTTGTGCTTTGATCTACAACGTCACGCAAGGCAACAAATCTATTGCTGTGTTGGACTTTGGCGCAGACAAGACGTCTTCTAATTTCACCATCACAATGCCTGCTGATACGGCCACGGCAGCATTGATCCGTTCTTCTAATTAAGGAGTCTCACATGAGCTTGGACAAAATGACCGCTACCGACCAAGTAGCAGCAATCACAAAATACAACACAATGCCTTCTGATGAGATGGCTATCCACGGTACATACCACGCTATTTGCTACAGCATTGATGGCTTTATTAAGTGGGATGAACCCATCCAGAACTTGGTAACGACTGTTGGCAAGAACTTAACCTTAGACACCATTCTTGGTAACTCAGCCGCTGGCGCAGTTGTCATGGGTTTAAAGGGTACGGGTACTGCTTTGGTAACTGATACACAGGCAAGTCACGGTACATGGTTGGAGGTAGGTGGCACTAACGCTCCTGCATATTCAGGCAACCGTCCTACACCATCATTTGCTTCTGCCGCCGCCGCAAGTAAGGCTACGTCTTCTGCCGTGTCATTCTCTATGACCAGCACAGGTACAGTGGCAGGTTGCTTCATTAACATTGGTGGTAGCGCAACTAAAGATTCAACCACTGGCACTTTGTTCTCTGCTGGTGATTTCTCTAGTTCTAAGGCTGTTGTTAACGGCGACACAATTGCGGTTACATACACATTAACATTGACTTGATATGGCGTTAGCTTGGGGTGACGGCGCATGGGGTGATAACGCATGGGGCGGTGGAGAGACTTTC